TCATAATGTTTTTTAGCAACAGACAAAATTTCAGTATTAACTCCGTACTGTTTTAATTGTTGCATCATGTCGTGAGAGTTCCATCTATCAAAAGTACAAAGTCTTATTTTAAATCCTTTTGTCTGTAAAGATAATATGTAGTCTCTTACTTCTGCAAAGTCCACAGATTTGTCTGGTGTGGGAGTCCAAAACCTGACAGCATCTACTTCTACTATTGGAGCTGGTTGGGAGTATGTGTCTGTGACTTTTACATTAACCCATTTTTGAACATGCGCTAACGAAACTGCACAGTGGTCATGTTTTTGTGCAAGGTCTACGTGTATAAAGTATTCTTTATCTGGATCTGGGGCAAACCAATTTTCAAATCTTCCAAATTGATCTATGGCAATTGCTGTGTTATTAAATGCAGTTTCTATTTTTTCTCTTGATTTAAAAAACGCATCTACTGCGTCTGACGGCATGCAGGCAAAACGTCCTAGTGCATCCATTGAGTTTTTATAAAATGCTACTTTAAAGTCATCAATGCTTCTAGTTGGATTAATTTCCCAAGTTGGTCTTTTTAATGCGTATACTTTTGGAATAGAATAAGAAAGTATATGGTCTTCTTCCCATTCAACTACAAATTCATTACCTTCAATTCCGTCTGGTAAATCTAAGTCCATTTTAAAATTATGACTTCTTACTACAGTTTCTTTTTCAGCAATAACAGATTCATAAAATTTTTGTATTGGGTCATTTTTAAACCTTGGGAAAGAAAGCAATATTACTTTGCCAAAGTCTGGGAAACGTGAATCTACCGATGCCCTATACATATCATATATTGCATCTGCGGTTTTTGCTTGATCATGTCCAGTTGTATTTTCTGTAGCAAATCCTGAAATCTCATCAAGGATAACAACAATAACGTTATAACCTTCCCAAGCCTCACGCTCAGAGTGACCAGAATGAACTGTAATAGATTTATCAAACTTCATTTCAGAAGCTTTATCTGTGTACTTTCCAGTAAACCACGGAGACTTTTCAATTCGTGTTTTAAACCCCTTAAAAAAAACATTGTTTGCTTGCTGTGCGTTAATAGCAATATTTAAAATATCAATTGCATCTCCTGGTGGCTTTCCGTAATACGCCGCTGGGTCTTTTAGGCATAATAATAAATAAACAATATAGGCTGTTGCAATTGTTGAGCAGTAGTCTTTACCAGAACCCTTACCAAGTTGAGCAATTACTTCGTTAGCCGTTTGCTTAAATATTCTAGAACCCTCTTCTTCTCCAAAAAGTTTCATTAGGGTTGTTTCTTTATATATTTGCGAACTTTTTTCAATTAAAGTATATTGATATTCGGAAAGTGGTGGAAGTCCAAGATACTCTGGGTTGGTTACAAATGCTCTTAGATCTACTGGTCTTTCTTCAAACTCTTCTCCATCGAGTATGTCAATAAGGTCATTAAAATTAAGATCCACTTACTTCCTCAATAATTTCTATTGGTTCAACAATCCCAGTAATTTGAGATAGTCTACGTGCAACATCCATTTTGCATTTTGGACAACTGGCTGTTACCTCTTTTAATATTTTAATTAAAATATCTTGCTTATGTTCTGTCTCTGCAATTTGAGATGCCATCTCAGCATTATCTAGTAGGCCTACCTCTTTTAACATTGTAATTCTTTTAGTCTCAATGTCTGAAATTAACTTGAGTGCGTTAGCCTTAACATTTAATTGTCCTGCCTGATCTGCATCCTCTACTGTTTTCCATGCTTCTTTAATAAGCATAGAGTAGTGTTGGTCAGCCCCAGAGATTGCTTCCTTAGCACGTTCTTTTGAACTTGTATCGTTATAGACAACAGTTTTCCATTCATCTATAAGCTCCACTACGTCAGACCTTTTAAATCCAGTTAGGGTGGCTATTTGTGTAGGATTGTTACCCTTTAATAGTTCGGCAACAACTTTATTCATTCGATCAAAATGATCAGATAATTCAATTTCCATATATAGTTATTATAATTCTAGTTGACTGAAAAGTCAATTAGATTTTGCTATTTTATATAATAATAAGTATCCAATTAGGTCGTCTATGTCATTATCTCCTGCAAAACCCTGGTTATTTTTTACCCTATTTAGCTTATCGTCAATTCTTACCTTTAATTGCTCTGTAGGATCAGCCGTTGAAAATATTCTAATTGGATCTAAAGCTGAGTTGCCATATGATATATTCTTTTCAATTAACATCTGTGCAATTTCTAAGCAAGAATTTAATATCTTGTGCCCTGCTGGTGCACTAATTGCATGAAGGTATAAGTCTTGGTATGAAAATTCTTTTACATCTGCAAACACTGGCTTTAATGTCATTCCATCTCCTTATATAATTGTTTAAGTCCTCTTAATGTTCCAATATCCATATATTGTCCACCTGGTCTTTCCGCCCTAATATTAAATCCTTGAGATATCCAATCTTTTAATTGTTTCCCTGGATGGTCTAGCTTAGGATCTATGAATCTTATCATATTATTCTGAAATAGCATAGTGCCCCACATGTCTAAATAATTACAATTATCTACTTTATCTTCTGAATCAACAACTTTATTATTAGAAACCAGTACTTGCCCAACACGACCTTTTAAACCCTCTACACATTCCCAGATTCCCAAAACAAGATCTGCAGTGTTTTCTTTAAATAATCCTTTATATATATTACCTGGAGCATTTAAAATAAACGTATCTGGCATACCTACAAGAACTGTGTCGTTGTAATTTCCGACCATATACTTGACTGCGTCTGACATTGTTGAAGGCTCACGAACCATTATTTTAACATTCATGTCCATATTTTGAATAATAGGAACCCATTCTGATCGTGTAGAAATTCTAACCTCATCGCATAACTCTAGCATTTGTTCTACATGCCATTGAAGTAATGATCTTTCATCTGATATTGGCAAACAAAATTTAGGAATTCCTCCAATTCTAGATGCTTTACCTGAAGCTGGCAGTACTCCTATCGTAGCCATTCCTGTTCCCTTCTTCTAGATAACGACCAAGGCTTTGGATTTTCAAAGTTACCATTCCTTTTATACTCATAATATTCTTGGTTATTCAAAAATGTTTCATGGTTTCTATTTTTAAGTTTATCATCGCTATTAATTGTTTGACTTCCAGATTCTGGTGCGGTCTGTATCGATGTTGAAGTTATTGTGTTTTCAGGACAAAATCTTGCAACTCTTTCATGAAAATCGTTGTCTTCAAAATAAATAGGATAGAAGTATTCATCAAACAATCCTACTTGCTCTATTACATTTTCACCAACAGAAAAGCATCCGTAAGCATCGTTTGTAAGTATTAGCTTGCTTGGTCCGCTAAGAGTATCTATTTCTTGCAAGGCTGTTTCTCCCCAAGTAGTGTCTGCAGAGGCAAATAGCCAGTATTTAGAATCAGGGTAACATTTTATGCCCAGGTTCCACGCAGCAGACAGTCCTAAATTTGCTGGCATACTAAGAACTTTAACATTTTCTTTTTGTGTTTTAAATTCTCCACCATTGTCTATAATTAATATATTGTCAACTGGATAATTAATTGATTCTAGCATAGAGTCTAGTAGATCATATCTATTTAATATTGGAACTATTAGTACTGGTATGCTCATCGTTTTTTAATTAATCCAAACTGATCAAGGTATCTTTGTATTGTCATTGGAGAAACTGCACATTCTATAGCAATTTCTGTAACTGTCTTTTTTTGTACAATGTATCTTCTATATAGCCAAGGATGGCTTTGATACAACTTCATCTTTTAGTTAAAACTTGATTTGAATAATGGGCAATTCCAAAACTATCTGCAACATCAAAATCGGTTAAAGATAAATTATACTTACTATTAAAATAATCTACCGTTCTTTGCTTACGCATATTCCTTAATTGATTTTTGTACCAAGAATCTGCATACCCTGGATTTTTTAATCTTATTGCAGATTTTTCATCCTTTGTTGGATTTTTGTTGCCAATGTACGCCTGCCACGAGGATGGGCCAATAGTAATAACCTTAGCGCCAGTAGACATAAGCTCAGCAATAACAACTCCATATACATATGACAATTTTATCACAGCATCGGGGGATCTGACAAGTATTGCGCCTTCTACAACTATATAATCAGACTTTAATTCATTAAGCATTGCTTTCATTTTAACTTTTGCATCATATATTTTTTCGTATATGTCTGATCCAGATAATTCTATTTTGCCCCATTTTAATGGGACGTCATTTTCCATTAAACAAAATGCTACTGAGTTAGTGGAAGCATCTATTCCTAAAACTCTGTTTGCTTTAGTTTTGACTAAACTAGCTAAGTTCATTTAGAATGCTCCATATTGCTGCTTTAGCTTGTTGATTAATGTTTTTTTCGCAAGAAGAGCACACAGATTGCTGGTTGTACCTACTTAATTTAGTTTTACAAGATTTGCAAATTCTTGTTGCTCCATTTTTAATTGCTTTTTTTTCATAATATTTTTCCATTATTTTTCTATTTGTAGAAATACGACAACACTGCTCATTACAATATTTTTGATTATGTGTTTTGGGTTCAAAATCTTTACCACATTCTTTATTAAAACAAATCATATAGATGGTACCTTATAAGATTCTATTTGAACTGTTCCAGTAAGTCCTGCGTAACATTCTTTTTTAACTGGGCAATAGGTGCAAGGCATTTTAGATTTTGTAGCGCCAGAGGGCTTCATTGGGAGATCTCCATCTTTAAAGTTATCCCAAACCTCACACATCCAAGTAAAAGTTTCTTCAATAATAGCTGTATTTTTTTCATTCATGGAAACTGGAATGACTATTAGCTCCTGTGTGTTTTTGTTTTCATAAAGAAAAAATCCCTCTTTTGCTTTTTTTAATTTCATATAAGTTAATAATTGCAACAAATGGTTTGCTGTAGGTTTCATTTCTGACTGCCTTATGTCCCAAACTTCTTGCTTTGCTGTTTTTATTTCACCAACTACTGTTTCGCCATCGTATTCCATAATAAGATCTATAAACCCTCTAATTGGTGGATACTCATTAACAATTTCTTCTTCTTCTGATTTCCATTCTGGCATAGTCTTAATTAAATTCTGCAGTCTTTCGTGAGCCTGTGTTCCCTGTGCCATATTAGCAACAGCAACAGCGTCGTTGTCGTCTATAAACATAGCGCCAGAAAATGCCATGTACCAATATCTTGGACAAGTGCCATGACCATACCCAAGTGAGCTTGGGCTAAAAGATTTCTTTGTCATTTCTCCGCTTGGACGTTTTGTATTTCTATAAGACTCATCGAGAAGATTTGCAAAAAGTTCTGGGTCAAAGAATTTTCCAGTATGTTTTTTAAACTTAAGGTTCTTTACTATTTCTCTACTCATTTATGAGTTGTACCTAACCACATATTTAAGTGCATCTACAAGTTTGTCTATAGATTCTTTTACTGAATAATATACATTTTTTTTATTATTATTAACTGTTCCAGCTTTATCTTTCATAATAGTTGAGTATACAGAAGACATAACTGCAAATTTAGTAGACATTGCCTGTAGCTCTATAATTAAATGAGGTGCTTTAGCTGAAGGCACATCTGGGTTCATTAACAATTTTACCACAATTGCAAGAGCTTTATCTAAATGTTCATCCTTCATAAACTCATGTAAATCATTAAATTCAGTAATATCACTAATTAATTCTAATGTGTTTTTTGAATCAGATTTATTTTCCATCTCTATTTATCCAATCAGTATAATATCCAGCCCATAATCCTATTGGATATGCGATTAAAAATCCAATTAAAACTCCTATAAAAAATTTAATCATTTATCTGTTTTCTTTTTAGGTTTATATAGACCTAAATCTGCTTTAATTGATCCATCTTTTCTAATTCTTACTATTCTACCATTTTTAATAACAGTAGGATTAAAAGGTATTTTATTATTTGATCCCATTATTTTCCTCCCAACATTCTATTAGTTGTTCTAAAAGTGCCCATTCAATAACAGCAAGCCTTGTTTTACTGCTAGTAGAGCCAAGTATTAGTTTAAGTACTGGATACTTATCCCTGCTGACCTTAAAAGTATCTGTACAAATTTTAGCCCATATGTTTTGCGAAATAGAGATTGACTTTTTGTACTCTTTATAATCCACCACAAAATCTCTCCATTGAGCGTCACCCTTTTGATAATCACCACGTCCGCTATTTTTTTGTTGTTTTGCTCCGTCACGTTTAGCCTCCGACCTTTCAGACATTAGTTAACCCTATGCTGGTTGCTATGACCATCTGGGCATTGCCAGGACATAGTTAAAGTTAATGGGTTCCAAAAAGATTCTTGTGCATCTTTACTACATTTGCCACAAGGTTTTGTTCCAGGTATTACTTCTAAATTTTTTTTGTGTAATATTTCTGGATTTTTAAAAAATTCATTAATCTTTGGCATCTATTGACATTCTTTCCATTTCACTCTCATCTAATATTATAGGAGGGTTTACACGTTTCATTTTTTGCATCTCTGGGTTTGTAACAGTTAGAACTCCATCTTTTAACCACTCATAACCAACTTTATAATTTGTTAAATTTAAAGATGGTTGAAAATTTCCAGATTTAAATTCTTCTGATCCTTCTGTTGTTATGTAGTAATTCATTCTAATTGCATACCGATCAGCATTATAAATATTTAAAACTCCATGATAGAATGGCTCACAAGATGGAAATACAACAATATCCCCAGCTTTTGGTTTATAACCTATAATGTTTTCTCCGTCCCAAAAACAAATTTCTCCATTATCGTAATCATCATTTAAATATAGCATAACTGTAAATATTAATTTGTATCCAGGAGTATCCATATCTTGATCAAAATAATCACTATGAAAAGCTGTAAAATTAAAAATAGTTCCTTTACCTTTAAAAGGCATAACATGTTTTTTGTCGTATTTTAAAAATGCAATCTTTGTGCTATTTGATTCGTTAAAAAGATTTACTTTTTTATAATGGTCTGGCCAAATATCTTTATTGCCATACTTTGACATGAAATCATCTCTTACAAATTTATATGCATCATGAATGCTTTCTAAAGAGTTTTTTTGCTTTACTTCTTCTGGGCTGTCTGAATTAAAAAATTGTGGTGAAAAATTATGGAAAGACGCAGAATCAATTTCAGTCATTGTTCCATAATATCCCCACTTATAAAATTTCTTCATCATATATGTATCTTCTTCGTAAAGTTCTGCATCTTTAAAAAATGACAAAACTTCTTCTACATTTTTAATTACGTTTTTATATAAAACTACACCTTCTGAAATTTTATATGCTTTTACATTTTTAATGTCGTTAAATTTTAGCATCTATGCCTTTCTTAAGACTTTCAACAACTTTTGGATTATCCTTTAAATACTGCACAGCTTTTGCACGACCTTGAAGTCTTTCTCCATTAACCGTATACCAAGCTCCACCCTTTTCAACGATTCCAACCATCTCAGCAACGTCTAATGTTTCTCCAACACCATCTACACCAAGAGTTTCTCCTTGGTAGTAAAAATCGTACTGTCCTGAAAGATTAGGTGGGCCAAGCTTGTTGTAATCAATAATCCAGTTAACTGGTCTTCCAACTCTTTGTTCAATAATTTTATCTCCAACTTTAACGCCAGCTTTAATTGCATTTGCCTCAGCTTCAGATGACCATAGCTTAATTACTGTAGAAGAAAAGAATTTTACTGCCATGCCTCCTGTTGGGATATGGCTAGCATGCATAGATCCAAATTGATTTCTTTGTTGTGATATAAGAACAAGTAGTGTGTTTTTGTTTGCATAATTTAACATTTTAACTGCGTGTGTCATATCTTTTGCTTCTGCGCCTATCTGCTTAGTGTCTTGCAGATCTTTCATTTCATTTCCATCTTTTTCAAAATAAATTGCTGGCAATAAAGCAGATATTGAATCTACTACAATTAAATCTACACCTGCGTCCATAAGTTTAGTTGCAACATCAACCATATCGTTAACTGTTTTAGCTGAAGAATAAATTAACTTTGATGAGTCTACGCCTAATTGTTCTGCCCAAGATTGGTCATATGATGCTTCTGCGTCAATCCAAGCACACGTCTTGCCTTCTTTTTGTGCAATTGCAATCATTTGTAAACAAAAAGATGATTTACCAGCAGATTTATTTCCCCAAACCAAAACTTGCCTACCGTATCCAAGGCCACCTTTTAAAGATAAATTTAATCCTATGCTTGGCGTAGCCTGCTTTTCAACTTTGATATTTTGTGCTGATTGGACTCTTGCTCTTGTTTTTGGATCTAGTTTTGCTAATACGTCATCTATTAAAATTGTCATTGTTTTCTTTCTCTATATGCTCATTATAGCATTAAAATCAGGCTCTGTGTCATTATAATTAAAGTCTTTTGATCTTTTATTTAAAATAGGGGCTTTGGTTTTAGGTATTTGATTCTGCATCAACATCCTGATTATCATCTGGTTGTTCAATTTTCTCCTTTAATTGAAATACAAATTCTTTTGTCTCTTCATTATATTCAACATTTAAACCTTTTTCTTCAACACCAGCATTAATAAAAATATCAATTGGTACATTAATAACTTTTTGATTTTCTAAAATAGCTAATAAAATTTTTGTAATATTCATGGATTTAAATATTTCATCTGGGGCCTGTGTCATTTTATTTCCTTTATCATTAGGGTTCCATCTTCTAGTTTTGACAGAACGGGTTTGCTTTTCATTCCTTCACGCATTCTTGATAAAACTTTTGTATACATTGTTGGGAATGCAATTGCTCTAGTTAATTGTTTATTTTTATCTGACATGACTATGTGGGCCATTGTTTTTCCAGCTTTAGTTTTATATGGACTAAAGTTAATAACTATTTGCTCGTCATCTTCCATGTCATATTCTTTTCTATATAGATAATCTACAAAAAGGTCTGATCCGTTTGGGTCCATGTCATTTATTTTAATATATCTAGCTATTCTATTATCTCCAACAAGAATAAAATACATTTGCCCAGTCTCTATTTGAGTTTGCTCATTATGAAATAAACCTATAGATCCAGTTTCATCTACTAGCTCAACTCTTGCCCAGCCAGTTCCTCTTTTAATACTTTTAACCATACCAAACATTGGGAAAGAGCCTAAGTCATCAAACTCTTCAATTGGTTTTGCTTGTGCCTTAATTCTAGGTGGGATAGATTCTAAATTAAATGTAGGAATTCCTAAGTATTCGTAGTAGTTTTCTTTTTCCTTACCGTCTCTGAGATTGTCCTCGAAAGCAGAACCGCCAATAGCATTAAGAGCAGATACAGCCCTACTGTTAATCCCACTACCTTTCGTAGAGGCTTTTTGTACGAAATCGGAATAATTGGCATAAGGCCTTCTTTCTATAATTTTATTTGCAATGCTATCTGAAATAAATTTAACTTCAGCTAATCCAAATTGAATTGCGTTTTCCTTTAATGAAAAATAAAGTTCAGATTCATTAATGTGAGGCAGCAATACTTTAAGGTTTAATCTTTTAGCCTCAATTAAATATTCTGTTCTTTTGTCTTTATCATTTTCGTTTTTAAGAATTGAAAAAATAAATTCAAGAGGGTAATACTTTTTAAGCCAAGCCGTATAATAACTAAGCATGGAATAAGCAACAGCATGACTACGATTAAAAGAGTAGCCAGCATGAGCCTCAAAGTCACTCCATAAAGACTGGGCCTTTTTCTCAGAAATGTGTTTTGAAGCCCCAGCAATAAACTGATCCTTGAATTGGTCGAATTCTTTTGCATCCTTTTTCTTTCCGATAATCTTGCGGACTTTATCAGCCTCTGACCAAGACATACCACCTAAGTGTACGCAGGCCTGCATGACCTGCTCCTGATATATGATAACACCATATGTATTCTCGGTAAAAGGTTTCATAATTTCATGAACATACGATACCGCTTCTTCTCCATGTTTTCGTTTAATATAGGAGGCTCCTACGGTATTCATTGCTCCTGGGCGTACTAGGGCGTTTGAAGCAGCAAGATCTTCAAATTTATCAACACCCATTTTAATTAATAGATTTGTGTAAGGGGTTGCTTCTGCCTGGAACACTCCTTTTGTGTATCCCTCGCTTAGCACCTTATAAACTTCTTTATCGTCCATGGATAAACTTGATAAAAATATATCCTTGTTGTGTCTTTCTTTAATAGCTTTTATCGTGTCTGAAATAACGGAAAGTGTTTTTAGCCCTAATGCGTCTAGTTTAATTAGCCCGATATCTGCAACCGTATCCATGTCGTATGCAACTACTGGTATGCGTCCAGAAACTTGATCTTGTGCGTCTGCCCTTGATTCTATCGGTGCAAAATTTCTAAGGTCATCTTTAGCAACAACAACACCAGCAGCATGAACACCAACGCTTCTAATTTTGCCACGCAGTCTTTCTGCTAGCCATGTCACTTCTGGATACTTCATTCTAAATTCTTTAGTGTTTGGAGATTCCATATAGTCTTCAAAAGTATCAATTGATTTTAGTGCACGATTTACGTCTTGTAGTGGAACCATAAATACACGGGCTGCGTCTCTAATAACGCCTTTGTCTTTAAAATATGTATATGTAGAAATTGATGCTACGTGTTTAAATTTTTTCTTAAGATAATCCTTAACCTCTTTACGGCGACGGTCTTCAAAATCTGTGTCGATATCTGGGAAGTCATTTCGCTCTGGATTAATGAATCGGAAAAACAATAGGTCATATTCTATTGGGTCTACATCGGTAATTCCTAATGCATAACAAACTAAAGATCCTGCAGCAGAGCCACGTCCAGGCCCAACCATAATACCATTTTCTTTAGCCCAATTAATCATATCTGCAACAACTAAGAAATAGGAGGCAAAATTTTTATCTTTAATAATCTCAAGCTCTTCTATAAGCCTTTGGTCATATACGTCATTTCCCAGCCAGCTCTCTCTCAGGCGTAGCCTTTCTAGGCCTTCAAAGGCCATATCAGACAGCTTTTGGTCGGCGTTGGTCTTTGGGATAGGGAGCAGGTCTAAACCCCTGTTAAAATCGTATTCTCCAATTTTTTCTGCTATCTCCGTGGTATTTTCATAAATGTCTATTCGTTGAATTCCAGCCTTATTAAAATCAGATTCAATTTCTGATCTGGACTGTATAAATAAATTATAGTCTTGGAATGAAATTCTACGGTCAGGATAAAGATAATTAAATCTATCTAACATGTTATTCATGTTTCTAGACATTTCAAAATCTGCTTCTTTATCAGACTTGGGTGAGGTAGATAGAATTAGCATGGCTTCTTCTAAAATTTTATCTTCGCCTTTGGCAAAATGAGCATCTCCAGTTGCAACTGGTTTAATTCCTAGTTCATCTGCTAGCTTTAATAAGTTTTCATTTATTTCTTTGGGGTTATGAGATTGAACTTCAATGTAAAAATCTTCGCCAAAAGTTTTCTTAAAATCTTTAAGAATAATTTTCGCTTCCTCAAATTCTCCCTTTTCAATACACTTACTAATAAGTCCATTAAGGCATCCAGAAAGAACAATAATATCTTTTGCATATTCTTTTAAAATCTCCATATCAATACGTGGCTTGTGATAGAAGCCTTCGTTCCATGCAATTTCTTGCAAACTATTAATATTCTTTAATCCATTTTGGTTTTTTGCTAATAAAATAATATGATTATAGGCTTGAATACTTTTATCTGTTTTAGATGACCTATCGAATCTATCCGTTGGGGATATGTAGGCTTCTACTCCAAGAATTGGCTTAATGCCTAATTCTTTTGCAGCAATTTGCATTTCACGGTGTGATGATAGTGTGCCATGGTCTGTAATAGCAATAGCTGTTTGTCCAGCATCTAATGCCGCTTGGCATAACTCTTTTGGAGAATTAAGTCCATCCATTAAAGAGTAATAACTGTGAACGTGTAGGTGTGTAAAACTCATTAGTAACCGCCTAAGCAAATATTTCTTGTGTGATAAAGTCTGGTTTTTATTATTGTTTTTTTACTTGGAGCAAACATAAATTCTGAACATGTTGAGCATTTAAAACTCCACTCTTTAGAAAAATAATCATATGTTGAACCAACACAGTTTATGTTTCTATTTCTTACAAAAGTGGCAAATGGATCTGGTATCTCATAAGTTATCATATATGGATTCTACTAAATAAAACTAGGGGTGGCAATAGCCACCCCTGAGTCTATTTAATTTACCACTCTACGCTACCTGTTGCGTTTGATGGCTCTTCTCCACCTTCACCATTAAAGAAGGCTTCTTGCTCTGTATAGGGTAGGTCACGAACTGCAACCTTTTCCAATTCATACAATTCCAGTCCAGATGAATCAAATGGTTTTTCATCTTTGGCAAGAGGGATTGATGTATAACTGGTGTCTGTCTTTGTGCCTGTACGCTTAATGCGCCACACTAAATTTGATATGCTACCCATTTCGCCAGCATATTCAATTAATGTAGGAGTAATAGTCTTTCCGCTACTACCCTGAGACAAGATGGCAACATATGGATCTTCTTTACCATCATCTACAAGAACATTGATGTATAGGCGAGAACGGCCTTTCCATCCTGCTTTGTAATCTTTACGATGTTGTTCACATCCCCAACATTTTCCTTGATCGTCAATTGTACATAAAGCTTTGCGCTTATAGTCTTTTGGGTTCGTGTGTTCTACTGCAATAAATCCCAAACTATTTTTTTCATTATAGTGGGGAGAGTCAGGATCTAATTCCTGAAGAAATCTAATTTTAACACTTTCTGCGTCATCCAATTTAACCCAACGTGCTCTTGAGCTATCTCCGCCAGATGATTGCGGTTTATCCATTACCTTATTTAAATCTTTTAGTCCTTTTACTAGACCCATTTTATTTCCTCTTTTCTATAGTTGATGGTATAAATCCATCTGTAACTGTATTATATCACAAGCTCCAGGATTTGTATTCTATATCAGAAACAGCGTTGTTAATACAAAGCTTAATTTCATCCTCAGTCATGTCTCCTGCATCTTTTGCATCATGAGGATATATCTTACCATAAGAATACGAAGCCCACAAGATGTCTTTATTTTTTAATTTACTAGAAATTGATATTCCTAATTCTCTGCCAGCCTGATCTGCGTCTGTCATTATTACTACTTTATTAAAATGTCTATTTAATAACTTTAAATTATCTGTGGATATGTGTCCGCCCAATGTGGCAATAACATTTGGGAATCCAGATTGATGTATTCTTATTGCATCAAAACTAGATTCAACAATAATAACTTGATCACCAATTCTTTTTGCCCTATGTATATTAAATAGAGTTTTATTCTTAGGAAGGTTTGTGCTATTTTTAAATTTCTTTTCAGATATTGATCTGCCTACTAGTCCTACTGGAGTACCGTCTGGACTATGAACTGGGACAATAACCATGCCTTGTGCCTCAGAATATCCTAATTTAAAATAATTCATAGATTGTTCATTGATTCCACGAGACTCAAAATAATCTCTAGCGGGTTTATTTAAAGTTAATTCTAAAGATAAGTCGTCAAGTTTTTTTTGATCAAACTCTACAAAATCTGGTTTATCTTCAAACATCTGACTTAGGGCTTCGTCAAAATTATCTAGTGCCTGTGACTCTTTTGATGTAATTAATCTAATAGCTTCAAAATCATTTTTACCTGCAATGCGTTTAACTAATTGAATTATGTTTCCAGTTTCTCCACATGACGGATTAAAGCAAAGCCATGCTCCATTTTCTTCGCTAATGTAAAAGCTAGGGCTATGAGTATTGTTATGAAATGGACAGTATAAAACCAAATTATTATTTGACTCGCTAATTATCCTTAAACCAATTTCCTTTATAACAGATTTTATATGGCTGGGTGCATATTGCGTGGAACTAACTTGCCCTGTGTTATTCCCTCTGATTGCCATGCTTTCCGCCTTCCTGTATATATACCATAAAGAGTCATTAAGAATCTCCATGTTGTACCAGTAAATTCTACCGAAAATGAGGTGTCTATGTCAAGTACCCTTGAATATCCTTTGTCTCTCATTTTATGAGTTAGCATACTTTCATATTGATGTTTGAGCCTAATTATATCTGAGTCGTCTTTAAACTCTACATCTATATTAAATCTTTTAATTTGTTTGTGCTGGTACATAATCGTACAATTCTTTGATAATACCTCTGTTAATATCCCAATCTAAATGAAAGGCAAACTCAGTTCCGTGACGATTCTTTCTTGAAACTATTTCAAATAAATTAGTTCCTGGGTGTCTATGAACTGCCATTGCCATATCAGCGTCATATTCAATTGCTTTTGACCAAGCAACTTGACTCATCATTGGAGGATTTTCTTGATCAGAAATGTCATCGGCTGTAGCTGCAGTAATATCAATAACTGGTATATTATTTGTTACCGCTAGCAATTTAAATTCACGAGATACGTTTCTATTACGCTCTACTTCAGAGTTGCTTCTTTTGTTATCATTAAATAGTTGATGATAATCTAAAATAACTAGGTCTGGTTTATGTTGATCTATCTTACCCTGAATAGTTGCTGGTGTTACATCTCCTGCTCCCTCGTTTGAAACCAACACAAAACTATTTTTTCCTTCAAACTTTTTCTGACCCCATGATTTAAAGTCATCTATATTAATATCTCCTTTGGATAAATCGCTAGCTTTAAATAATCCAGAACCTAACATTGTATAAATACGGTCACGCATATTTTCTGGAGACATCTCGAGGGAAATAATCATTGGCTTAAATCCTTGCTCCCAAGCTTTGCATGCAAGATACGATGTAAACCATGTTTTACCTTTTCCTGGCCAACCAATTGCAACAATTAAATGTCCTGGTGCCATTCCAGTTGGGTATGCTGTGTCTATTGCTTGAAATCCAGTTTTAATTCCTGGGCTTCCACCCATTGCTAATGATCTATCTTTTACAGACATAAAGTGTCGCTCTGCTGACTCTAGGTCTGTTACATCTAAATCTCTTACGTTGTTTGTAAATCTAGATAGACCAGCAAGTTTACTTTGCATATCAGATAAAACTCTAGATGCAGCGTCTTCTTTAAGTGCTGCTCCGCCCTGTAACATAATTGACTTTAACCTAGAAGAAAGATATTCATTCTTTAATTTATCTAAGTAGTATCCAGTTTCGGCTTTAACATTTATATCTGGATCGAAGTCTTTAAATTTTTCTTGCAGTACTCCAATTTCTGGAACTGCCTTAAACTTATAATAGTATGACTTTAGTCCATCCCACACATCTCTATGCGAAGTAAATAAATCGTCAACGTTATCTGCAAGCAAAGTGCTTATGTCTTTGTTTTTGCAAACCGCCGATATTACTGTTGCTTCTGTATTCACTCTTCGCCCTCTACCATCTTCTTAGTTGCTTCTCTTAAAAGTTTACGATTCTTTTTATCTTTAATTAATTCTTTTTCTGCACGGTCCATTCTATCAAAATTATATAAAAAAAATATAAGTGGGTGTCCATACTTTGGTGTTTTAAAATAATATTCTAAAAGATCCATGCCCCTTTCAAACCCAACACTTTCAATTACATCTTTCATAGCTGACTTATCTCTATATTTATTTAACATCGGCTTTTTGCCATATTTTTCTTCATACAACTTTTCGTACTTCCAAAGCATAACATATGGCTGCTTGTTTTTATCAACCTGTAAAATTTCTAAATTATTTTCCACTGTTTAGCTCTTCTTCTATTTCTTGAGTTTTTTTAATTAATTTTTCTTCAACAAACTTATATACTCTTTCTGTTGCTGAGTCTACATTTTCCCCAGAGCGAACATCGTCCTCCACACCAATACTAATTTTAATGCTTTCATAATTACCAAGATTTCTGGTAAATGAAAGATCTACCTTTACTTTTGTTTCTGACATTAACTGTGCTCCGCCTTAATATGTCTTCGCAAGGTATCGCTAGCAAATATTGCCCAGCGTAACTCTATTTCTTTACTACAAATATCACAGACAACAACTCTATTAGACATTACTCCGCCTTCCATACTGGCACAAAACCATCAACGGTCTTAGTATACAATATCATGTTGTGTTTGAGAAGGGCCTGTAATTCTGCCTTTGAGGGTAAATTTTTAGAATATCCAGCCTCAAGTATATACTCGTGTATTTTAAGTATACTAGATTCACTAAACATAAATTTATACCATCTGCTATCTGGATTACTTATTGGGTATACTTTCTGAGGTTTGCTTATTTTACCTTGAAGTATATACTCTTCAATTGTAACTTTGTGCCTGCCCAATATTTGTCCAGCTTGTTTCATTGTATATGCTGTTTCCATATTCTTTTGTACATCTGAAAATGAATACAGGACTCTTTTTTTATCTAGGTATGACCATGCTACTAGTTCGTCTTTCGCCCTAGACGATCTAATTACTTTATGTAATTTATCGTTTAAGAAGAAATAGAGGAACTTTTTGCGTATGCCTGATCTTTTTTTTCTAACCATTTACCAAACCTATTCGTCTCTTTGTTAATCATCCATCTTTTTCCACAAAGAATGCAAAAAAGTTCTATGTGAAGTTTTTGAGAAAACACTCTATCTACAAAAACTCTTCCTTTACATTTTTGACACCACATTATAAGGCAAACATCTTTCCATCAACTACGCATGTATAGTTTGGAGATACATGTATCATTTGTACGTGTGGGTATTTTCCATTTTCAATATGTGCTATAGCAAATCCCTTTTGCCAATCATGATGCTGAGTGTATTTCATTCCTGGACCTTTTTCGTCACACATGTGACCAATTTCATATCCTCTAAGAGTTTCGCCTTTTCCATTATTTCTAAGTTCGTAAGTTACCATATGAGAAGCAATTCTATGGGAATGACCTCTGATTAATGAAACCTGCATGTCTTCCATATCTTTTCTTACTGCCCCAGTTGCTGATATTGAAAGTCCGTGGTGAACATGGATATCTCCAAATCGCTTCTTAGGCAAACTATCATAATATATATAATCGTATCCTAAAGAATCTAAACTCCATAAAGCTTCTGGGGTTACGTGCTTTGCATACTCTGGAATCTTTTTATCTAGGTAATCAAATATTCTTATATCGTGATTTCCTAGAGCAGAAAACAGTTGAGCCTTCGGAAGCATTTTTCTTGTCCTAGCATAAAATTCTCTAGCACCGCTTGCTTCAATCTTCATATCTTTTAGCATTAACTCTAAGTCATTAGTTACATCATCGTTCTTGTATGCCTTTAAAAATTCTGTTGGTTTACCGTCAGTATACTTGCTGTAGCATGCCTGATCGTCTGTATCGCCTAGGTAGTCTACAACGTCTGGCTTAAACCATTTCATTACTTTAAACCAAAGCTCAATCATTTTATCATCTTGGTACGGAAATTGCTGATCTGATGAGAGCATCCATTTTAAATCATTTGACATTCTTTGTTCCTTAAATTAAAAAAGTCACGGTTTCGTGACTTTGCATACTACATGGAATTGTAGCATATTGTTAAATATCGTCAAGTATTAAATGTCTTTTAATTGGGCTGCAATCCAGTTCACTTTAACTGAACCAGCCTTTGCTAAACTAGTTGTAACATATATCTTGCCGCTTAGAGTTCCAGGTGTTACAACGGCTGCGACAGATATGACTCCAGCTCCCGATAAGGGTACGTCTCCTACAGAGGCCGTAAATGATATTTCGGTTCCAGAATTAAATGAAGAACTAAATGTTACTGGATACGCTGAAGAGGCTATGTTTGCTTTTCCACTTAATGGAATTGTTTCTACATTTGAGTCAATAATTGCAACTCTATTTGTGCCAGAGGCATCTTTAGTTGCATTTAATAAAGACTTAGATGTGTTAAATACGTTTGTTAAATTAGTTTGTAATTGATTTAAATCATTAGGATCTAGTGGGGCACCCTCATTGAATACTACGGACTTCCATGTTTCTGCCATTATAAATTTTCTCCTAAATCATGAGCATTTGATTCTGCTTCGCTTACCTCTATAGTTTTTGATCTATCTAAACCGTACTTGGTAAATGAATCTGGGTCTACAATATGCCTTTTTTTATTTTGTGATATTAAATATATTTTACCATCTGCTATATTCTTTATCAAAGAGCCGTCTCTAAATCCAAGTTTTCCTGCAATCTTGATTAATGATAGGGCCTCTTCTGTTGCATTTGCGGTAGCAAATGACCAAGATTTTGAAGCCCTGTCTGAAATCAATTTATATCTCTTTTCATCTTTAATCCAATAAGTTGCCTTATCAGTTTTAACTGCAATTCCTGAAGGAAAATTAGTTGGTGATGTTATTAAGGGAGTCTGAGTATTCTTGAACAGATTTTTCACGTTCCTGCTTTTCATTAATAAGTTGAGTAATTTCTGCCCGTAAAATTGCAATTTGAGTTTCATAATTAGATACCAATTCGCCCATTCTTTGCTGTAAAGCTGTAATAATTAATTCTTCTTTTTCCAATTTTTTTCCTTCTGTTTATTTAGGAAGCTTATTTAATTCTGTAGTTAATGCTGTTATTCTCGCTTCAACATCATCAATTTGTGTATTGATTGATGCAATTTCATCTGATTTAGGTTCTAGCCTAGCATTTTCTTCTACTAGTGACATTTCAAGATTAAACTTGTTAAACTCTAAATTTTTAATGTGCTGCGATATTACTGTAAGCTTTTCTTCATTAGTTAATGTTATTGTCATTTTTACCTCCTTTGATATTATAGCATTTTAATAATATTAGTCAATGTCATTTACCTTAGCCTTTTCAGCCAAAAGAGCTGATTTTTGTAAATTAAGGCTTGTCAATATGGCATTATAGGGCTCAAGATCTTGTAAAGTATTGCTTGGGTCTGCTTGAGCAGAGATAATATTTATTTGATTAATATAAATATTAAACTCAATTTCTTTAAGACTTTGGTCAATTACTCCAATTTTTTCTAAATTAGTTAATTCGTATGTCATTATTCTCCTTTCACCATTTATTTAGTGGGCATGTTGAATTAGTCATTTTTGCTTTTAATCCCATAAAACATCCACACTTTTTGCATTGTTTTGTTAACTGTATTAATTCTGGGCAAGAGTTACAGATATCCATTCTTTTATCAAATAACTCTTCTGTTGTATATTCTGTAAATGGATTTAGTAAACTCCATGGTTTAGTTGGTTTAGGATTGTCTTTATTTTTTTGTTTATATTCTTCCCATTTAGACATTATTCATATTCTCCTGGAATTATAAATTGTTCATTAATATATGACCAACCAGATTTTACCATATCCCCGTATTTATGTTTTTCTTTTTCTATTCTTATAAATTTAGGATCAGACATTAAAATAGCAAAAAATCTTTCATTGCATATAATGCTATCACTATTAATATTTTGAGTCATATAATTAATATATTCAAAAGCAACACAAAAAAGATTATTTTCTTCAGATGTCACTTGACATTCTTGAAAACTAGTAGCGCTCATAAGCTTAAAACATATTTGTGGATCTATTGCAATAATGTCTGCTACTTCGGTATCTATAATAATAGCCATTAATTCAGCAGTTTTGCCTTGCTCTATTTTAATTTGCTTTATACCCTGTATAAACCAATTTTCAGAATCTAAAAATATCATATCTTGATTATACCTTTTCTAATAAATTTTGTAAATAGATTATGGGACATAGCAAGTTGTTCTTGTTCCTGCTGGGTTTCTTGGGGCAGTGCATGCTCCAACTGAATAACAGTCATAGTAATTTGTGCTTGCTGAATTTGTAACATCGTAATTTGTACAATTAAATTTAGATGTTTTATATACGGTTGGACAGCAAGCTCTTGGATTTGGAGAATATGAACCAGCTCCAGTATATGATACGGTTGTTTCGCTACCACAGCATTGAGGAGAATAATAATATGAACCATAGTCTGAATAGTAACAAGTGCAACTTGTGCTTGCTGTATATCCGCATCTACCAACTGTATATTGATAAGATCCATATGTTGTGCTACTTGAACATCCAGAAGTGTCATAAGAGCTTCCGTCCCACACTCCGTCAATATATATTTTTCTTCTATAAGAATATGTTGTATAGTCTCTATTTTGAGTCCCAGAACATTCATAAGAACTACTTGATGCATAATAATCACATGTTCCATAAGTAATTGATGGAATATAAGGAACGCATCCAGTAGACCTAGCACTAACTGAAGTTCCTGCTATTGTTGCGGATATATAACCGTAATGTGAATATGAAGTATTCACCCCAGTCCATTCATAGCCAAGATCATTTAATAAAGATGTACGGCTGCTAAATGCGCTATCATCACATCGGTATAGCCTAAGAGATGCATTTGTTGATGTAGGTATTAGCGCATTACTTCCAGTACCAGAACTCCAGCTTCCCCGTGTTCCATCTGAAGAAACTCCTCTGACCCAATAATAATATGTGTAAGAGTAAATAGATAGTAGTCCCCATGATGCCGTTAAACTTGTATTAGATGTTGTAGTCCAAACTGTTCCTGTATTTGAATTTGAAGTATTATAAGAAATTTCATAATATAAAGCATTTGTTGCAGCTGACCAAGTTAAATAATAATTTACATCGGCAGTATAATTCCATCTTTGTATTTTATAACTTGTAGAAATTGCTTCAAGACTAGTGCTTATATAACCATTTGAATAATCTTTTGTATGACTTAAATTTTGTGGAGTACCTGGGGTAATAACTGCTGATATAGTGTAGACTGGTATCGATGTCCAATTAGAGTACCCGTCATCATTTCCAGCAACTACCCATAAATAATATAATGTAGATTGGTTTAATCCATTTATAGGTGTACTAGTTGAATATACTGCATTACCCGAATTTGGAGTTGCACCATTAGTATTATAGGTCCAAAGATAATATGTGGCAGCCCCACCTGAGCTATTTGCCTGCCAATTAAATGTTAAACTATTACTTGTAATATCACTTGCTGATAAATTAATTGGTGTTCCTGGTTTATTTGCAGTACGAGTAGTTGCAGTTATTATGTTTGAAAAGTTACCATAATATCCATCCTCTGCTGATCCTGTCCAAGGTAATACTCTAAAATCATAAGATGTTCCAGCATCAAGAGCACCAACTCCTCCAGATCCAGTTGATCCATCAACTGCTACCCAATTTAACCATGTACTACTTGAAGATTTCTTATACTGTATTGTCTGAGATCCAGAATATTGAGATGGAGTCCATGTAAATGTTATTGCATAATTATTTGTAACTGCTGTATAAGTATTTTCATTAATTGTTAAATTTGTTATATCTCTTGGCATTTCAAATATAACAGAATCAGAACTTGAAGTTGTTGCACCACCAGTGGATGATGTTGCTACTACAGAAAATCTAAATTTATTTTGTTTATTTGGATACATATCTGATTGCAATACATTATATGTTTTTGTATTAAATGCGCCAATAGAAGGATTTGTAATAGTTCCCCCATCCATTTCAGGGGTAACCCATATTGTATAGGCACTATTATATTTTTCAAATTGATAAATTCCACTAGAAAAGTTTGTCCAATAATAGTTTTTACCAGTTAATTTTATAGTTCCATTAGTATTTGTTGATTTAGAAATTGTAACTTGTTGAGAAATTTCTGGCACTAGACCTGCAGACCAGAATGATTTCCATGCTCCTGCAACATTTATAAATCCATAAAGAATTTTTTTCCATGAACCATTTACATTAATAAATCCATCAAGAACAGTTTTCCATGAACCATTTTTATTAATAAACGAAGGCATTATGGATTGTATACTAGCATTATAAGTCCTTCTTGAGAAGAAGGCCAGCTAGAATTTATATAAGTTGCTCCGCCAAATATTGAGTTTGATATAGCTGCTATTGGTCTTGCGCTTTGAATTTGTAAACTATCATACACTCTAGTATTTCCATAAATTTGTAAATCTGTATAAACTTTATTAGTACCATAATTTTCAGAAGTTACTTGAAACCCTCCGTAATAATTATTATCCCACCCACCAGTTTCAAATATAAATCCATAATTACTTCTCATTTCAAATCTAGGATAAGACCCATTTACTCTTGTGTCTACTGCGCTGGCGCCAGAAGTAAAAATTAAACCACCAGTAGAAGGAGAAATATGACCTACTGCATTACTATTATCATAAAAAGATATTGCATTTGTTGTTGAATCTAAAACAGTTCTTTTTCCACTTTCAGAAGATGCTGCAGTAATTTTAGAGCCATATATGTTAGAACCAGTAATTGTTCCAGATAAAGTTAGTGCACCAGTTGCTGTTGTTAAAGTAAATTTATTACTAAGTGATCCCGCTCCACTATAATGTGCAATTTGTGAAGGAGTAAATCTTATGTGACTTGAATCTGGGCTTCCTAAATACATTGTAGACAAATTGCTATTTATTTGAAATGTACCTGCAGTATTTTGTAAATAACTTCCTGTTATTTCCCATCCACCAATTTCTCCAGCTTTTGCTCTTAATACACCATTAGTTGATACTCTAAAATCTGCATCTGCGTAGTTAGCATTTCCTAGCCATATTCCAGTTGCTGGCTCTGCTTTGAAAACTGTATTGCCTGTTCCAATAGAAAGATTTCCAGTAAATGTTCCAGAGCCTTTAATTGCTAATGTTCCTGTAGACCCTCCAGTAAATTTTAATAATTCTGTTGTTCCATCTGTTCCATAAATAACTAATGGTGTAGTAGATCCACCTATTTCAACTCTTGCTCCACCATTTGCGCCAGCTTTAATATAAGCATCTGCGTCCAGGAATCCTGTTTTAATTTCGCTTGCAGGAAGCATATCTACTGTTATTGGGTTTCCGCTTGCTGATACTGGTTGTCCGTTGGATAAATTATTAGAATTAATTGTGTCTATTTTTATATAATAAGGAACTCCATATTGTAATGTAGCACCAGTAGATTTATTAATAACTGTGCCTACTCCTATTGAAACCTTATTAGATCCGTTTGCAAAGTTTAATGTATGTACCCAATTGTTATCACTTGTAACAAAATCTGCAGTGGTACCAATAAATACTTTTGCTCCCGCAAAAGATCCTTTTGTAAAATTTGTATACCCACCTTCACCATCTGACTTTTTACCATTCCATTCTACAATTAAAGATGCTAAGCCAGCGGTTACTGTTGGTGCATATGGGTCTTCTGGGTTTACTATTGTTTCTGCTTGTCCCGTTACAGTTACTGATCTTGAATAACTTACTGGAGAAGTGCCCCCGTAATTTGTTACTGCATACAACGCAACTATATATTGTCCAGCTGGTGCTGTTATAGTTTGTGTACCAGCAGTTTTAAAACTTGCCGCTGGTTTTGTTGCATCAAATGGAGCACCATCAATATAAATGTCTACTCTATCTATATTAGAAATCGGCTTACCAGAACTATCATTTCCGTTCCAAGTAATTTTAATAAATCCCTGATCTCCAACAACATCTGTAATTCCTAAATTTGGTCTTCCTGGTACTGTTTCTCCAGGGGTTGTTAAAATTTTAGTAGCTCCCCACAATCCATACGTTCCATCTTGATATTTCCATCTAAATTGAATTGGGTAAGTTTCATTTAAATCAAGATCTGTTACTGTTACAATAAAATAATTTCCGTTTTCAACTGCAACGGAGTTATCTTTTAACAAATCTTGATATGCTGCCATCCTAGATATTCCAGTCCAAATCTAACTTATACTCAAGATCCAAAGATCTTCCAGCAAGTTTTTTAATTCCATAAAAAGTTCCACTTCCAGAAACTGTTCCTGTATTGTTTAATGAAAGGGTAATTGTTTTATCTGATATGCTGCTAATTAAAGCACCTGTCGCTATTCCAGTTCCAGATACAGGTTGTCCTATAAATAAATTATTAACAGAGCCTACCGTTATAGTACTTTGCCCAGATACTCCAGACACTGTAGTTGTTGTAGATACGACAGATCTTCCAATTAATCCAAAGTTTGGATCAAATGTATCTTCATCATTTATTCTTAATCCATCAAATCCAACGTAAGTTGTTTGCCCTGCAGATGGGGTTATAGTTATTCCTATTTTTATAATAGATGACTTATCTGGTGCTACAGCTGTTGCCCCATTAAAAATTTCTGACATTGGGATATCTGCAGTTAATTTGTTTCCAGTCCCAGATGCTGGTGTAATTACTTTTTCAAAATATTCTGTGTCTGAGCTATAGAATCTAATTTTTATAGATGCTAAATTTGCATCTTGTTTGTAATATGCCAATCTTAAAGTATCATTAGCGCTATATCCAGATAAATCTAAATTAACTGTGTTTTGAATATATTCGTTTGCAGAAGTTGCAGCTGATTGCATAAGTAGTATAGTGTTTCCAATTCTTTGACTTCCAGTTAAATAGTCTGATTTAAATCCGTCTGTGTCTGTCCAGTCTGTGTAGGTTGCAAAATCTGTTATAAATTTACTGTCAAAGTTATTTATTGAAGACCTTGTTGATGGATAAAGACCTATCTCGTTAATGTGACCTTCAACATCTTGTGGAATTGTTGCTTTAAAAATTACTGAGTATGATGTGACTCCGTTTAGTGTTTGTATATCTGTAGTTCCAAATGACACTGGAACTCTGTAGAACTCAAACCCAAGTCTAGTATCATTTTCAGTATCTGCGGTGTAATCAATTCCTATGGCAATATCTTTATTTAAGGCAGATACGTTACCAGCCATTTGATCGGTTAAAAATCTTTTTCCAAATTTTGTTATCATTATTCTCCTATTAAATTGGTGTAGAGTAACTAGACCTATATGTAGTACCATTTGTTCCTACTACAACTGCCCTTACTCTTAGCCATCTTGGTGAAGATGTAGCGCTAGTATTTCCATCTCTAGAGCTTACTCTATATTGCTTTATGCTTCCACCAATTCCTATTTGTTTACTTGTAGATGTTGAGTATGTTAATGTTCCGCTATCTAATGTTGCTGCTGAGGCTCCGCTTGATGAACTAATTATCCATTCATACGATACAGAAGAATATGATCCAAGTCCAGAAACATTGTCCCAGCCCCATGCAATTGCAGTTGAATCTCTTTTAAATACAACACTTGGAATGCCTGGAGACGGAGTAATAAATTCTACGGACTTTGTAGTGCTTGTATTTAAAACAACTGGCACTACTGTACTAGGGTTAAATATTCTTGTGTCTACACCTGCAATATTGGTTGGGTTTTTACTAGAGTTTCTAATTTTAATTAATGCTCTAACTTTTTGCAATTTAGAAACAGTGTCATAATATGGCTCATAAACAACGCTTTCTATATCGCTTAATGATGGAATGTCTAACATTTCATCTATTGTTATTGGGTCTCCCGCCAAAATATCTTGATTTTCTAATGTGTCTGGGGTGGATATGTAGGCATATGGATTAGAGTTTAAATATTTAGAATAGTCTATTGACCCACCTTTAATTGCAATATAATCATTTGGATGTAAATGTATAGCGTCTGGGTGGTCTACTGGGAGCGCTATTACTGACCCTCTAGTAATATCCTTAATGTCTGTTCTAATATTTTTAGCCATATTTTATTATACCATTTCGCCTATAAGGTTCGACAGGTTATTTGGGTCTCCAATCCTTGAGAATAGGAATGCTTTACATTGGTTACTATAAAATTTTCTGTTCCCGCTAATCCATGGTAAGAGTATTTAATTCCAACTATGTCTCCTACCGAAATAAGTGGGTTTCCAAATATGGACATATCTATTAATTTTCCTTTATTAATAACATTACTTTTAATCCATAAGGCAAGGGCTTTTACGTCCGCTTCGTTTTGAAGCCATGAAGATTGAAATATAACTGGCTCTGCAGTTGCGTAATCATTTAGCCCGTCTGTTTTATATTCTAGCTCCCCAGAACTTCCTAGCGTATTTCCATATATATAAAGGCTTGCTTCAAGTCCATTTGATATTGGTATGCTGGTAGATGTATTATTTAATATATATGCTTGTGCTCCAAAGTTAGATACTTTTTGACCAATAAGACTTGCATATTTATTTATACCAGTACTCCATTTAATTGGATATGACGGCCTTGTGTCGTATTTAACATCTACCTTTAAAATTTCTCTTACGACTGTTCCAAACTCGTCTAGGGCGGTTAGCTTTTTGTTTCCAATTGCTATCTCATCTTGAGAATAATTGCCCATATATGAAAGGTCTCCAAATGAAGTATTAATTAAATCGTTTCCAAATTGACCTTGATATAGATTTACATCAAAGCTTGCATCTACGTACTGATAATCTTTTAATTCATTTCCGTAAACATAATCAAATGCAACTTCGCCACGGCCACATATAACTGCAACTTTATTAGTTGGTGCAAGAATAGATGTTTCTAGTAGGGCAACCTTACTTGCTGTTTTAACCGTTGAATCTTGATAGCTAACCTTATAGCCATTTATATAAGCATCAATATTTACTACTCTATTTTCTATTTTTACTTTTACATCAATATTATATATTCTTCCGCCATAGATTCCTTCTACTGTAGACTCTGTTCTTGTTCCAATTTCTTTTAATGGCTTTACTTTATTTCCTACAAACTTAACAATTCTTACTGATTTTTTATCTGCTGCTGCTGCGGAAGATGTGGATTCTATTAAAATATAATATCCAGTTTGCCCCAAACTATTTACAAAAAATCCTAGACCTCCCATCTGATTTGGATTTTCAACAGTATTGTCTAAAATTAAACTAGTGCCATACGAAAAGTATCCCACGTTGTATTCATTTCCATTTACCTGAGAAACTGTTTTTGTTGTTGGAACAACGATAGCTGGAAATTCTCTAAAAGCAATAGCGTATCTTTTTGCCAAGTAGTCTTGCTCTGTAACAGATAAAGCCATGTATGATTTTGCCACTTTAAAATCTTTTGGAGTAGATGAAAGCGTTTGTATGGAAATTCCATCAGTTGGCATTGTGTAATCTTTTTGCTGTATTCCGTAGCCCATGTTTGAATTTAGATATGGCACTACTTGAAAATCATAGGTTGCTCCCATGATTAAATTATCAATAACAAAAGGATCGGCATTTTTGCTTAATGAAACTTCTGCAGATGACGGGTCGTTTACCCATACCCCGCCAGAGTATATCTTTTTTTGTATATAAATGCTGTACGATGTTGGATTAACAGACCATTCGTAGGTATCTATATTTATTTCTACTGAAGTGTACGATAATGGTTTTATTACTAAATTTTTAACAAATGCTAGTTGAGTATATGACCCTCCGATTGGATATATGTCACGCATTTTGCGTCACCAAAGTTCCAGTCCAAAAATATTCTGTTGATGGCACACCACTAGCATTATGTGCAGCGGCTGTTGTTCCCAGGGCTCCTCTTGTTTTAACCCTGTATGCTCCATTTGGCTTAAAGTAAATTTCTGAGTTTATGTCTGCGGTTCCTACTTTTGAAAAATTTCTATATTTATTTACATCTGCTGAGTTCTCTATCCAAATATTTATAAAGTTTGATCCATTATTTGAAACGTTTGTTTCTGTTAATGCGTCATAAATTGTAGAAGGGGTTAGTTCTTTTGGAATATACTGGTAACCTATTGCATCAAACTCTATTATTTCTGAGTCTATCATGAAGTATCCATTAAAATTAAATCCTGATTGAAACTTGCTGTACTTATCTAAAGTTCCTAAATCTAATATTATTTTAGCACTACTTGAAGTTAGAGTTTCTTTTAGTCCTCCAGCAATTAAATATGAGGTTGGTGACTGCCACAGGGGACCAGATGCGCCTAGATAGCTAGATGATATTGGGGTAGACCAAAGAACTTTAACTTGATTTGCTGATGCTATTTCTTTCTGATTAAAGCTAGCTATGTTTGGCAAATATGTACCGTCTTTTTCATAATAAAAATTCCAAGACTTTTCAGTTCTTGAATACATATAGTTTCTACTATAAAATTGCAGTATATTGTTTTCGTCCACTACAGCATTCATCTGTATGTCTCTACATATTTCTTGAATATTTTCCCACACAGTCTTGCTTCCATCTGTCCAAAAATAATTAATAAATGGTATAGAATTATCTGTATCAGATGTTAAATTAAAAGAATAGTTTGTAAATCCTACTGAGTCTAGTAGTCTTCTAATTACGGCTGTGGCTGGGTAGTACTCGCAAAGAATATCTGGTGCCACGGTTTCCATTAAATACTTAGTGTTGTCTAATGCAGTTACTGTTGACTCCCCGTAGCTATCTATGTCCCAGTTGTCTACATAATAATACCCTTGAGATATTTTGTCGTACTTTTTAGATCCTTCAGTAATTGCTCCATTTGAATGGTATATTTTAAAATACGGATTAATTATTGCATTTTTATATATATATGTTAATGAACTATCTAGCGTTGAGGTCCTATTATAGGAAATATATTGCGGTGCTGTTTGATTAAATTTTGCTAAACTTACGCTTAAACTATTAGCGGTTACTTTTCCAACTGGCAGTATGTCTTCTGAGCTGGATGAAGATTCTTTATTTATTTCAAATGATACTACATCTGATGATATATCTTTTACCCATCTTGCTGAGATCTCTATAAGACCAATTATTTTCCCTGCCCCAGCGCTTGGAGTTGTAACTGTAACAGATTTAATTGATATTGGTGTTCCAAAAGATGTTGGCTCTGGTAGTGGGCTTGATGTCCATGATGTTCCATTATAAGATAAAGATACATTCCCATCGGAAGGAGTTGACAATGCGCTTGCAATTGTAACCTGAGTATTATCTGACTTAGTTACTACTACTGTATAGGTGGATGGAAGCGTGTGATTTTTTTCAAACCTTAATACAACTTTATTTGTAAGAGCATACTTTGTTCCAGATGTAGCATAATTTATTGTTACATTTGCTCCCGTATTTATTGGAGTAACCCAATACTTATAAAAAGTTTCTACTCCTGGATAGTATATTCTAGGTTGATTGTCTGGATACTTCACAGACCTGTACGGTGAAAATGAATTTGTGTATGTATCGGCATCTGCCATGATAAAATATTTAATTCCTGAGCTTAAAGGCCTAAAAGGTTTTATTAGTGAGTCTACGGGAAATAATTTTTTATAAGGGTTTGGTCGGCTTGAAGGCCAAGATGCTTGTCCTATTGCATTAGTAATTTGACCTGTGTATGCCGAATCGGCAATATTGTTTGTTGCAGAAATATTATCTAGCATGTGGTTCATATTATATTCAATATAGCATCCTGAGTCTATTTGAATGTTAGTATTGTTATAAAGAGTATTCTTTAAATTAGTTGAAGCTGTTATCATTTTAGACCTCTACCAGTGTTATTGATACATTCCAAAATGGCTGCATACCTCTTTTTAATACCGTAAAGTTGCAGTTGCTAAATACAACTACGTACTCTTCATAGTTTGCTGATTCCTGATTGGTTCCGTTTTTTGCTAAATTCACTCTAATATTAAATGATGATTGTCCTTGGGCACTGCTATAAAATGTTCTTAAATCTTCTGCTCCCCATGCGCCATCAACTGTTAACGTTCTATATGATGGTAGCATGTCCCAAGATAAGGTAAATGTCTTTTTATCTGCCACAAAATATTTTCTAAGTGTTCCATTAGACATTCTTTGTTGTCTTTCAATACGCTCACTTGAAATGTCAAATTGAGATCTGTTGTGCTCTGAAACCTTGTTATATTTTAATGATCCATCCCCGCCATTTGCAGATGCATCATACCCTTGAATTTGAAGAATAGATCCTCTGGGCATTGTTACTATACTCATATGTTTCTACTCCTTCCAGAGGCTATTTCACGCATTTTCATTTCTCTATGAATTGCTCTTGCTACATCATTTGCATCAAGATCTGATCCGTTAAGTGTAACATTAATATTATATAAAGAGTTAGCTGATGATGCTAGTCCTCCTGCTGAGTAAGGCATTCTTGTTACGGGTCCACCCATTGAATATTTTTTATTATTAAAAGCATTAAATGTTTGTACTCCATATTTTTTAACAGAATCAGCATTTATTACGTACTCTCCATTTGAGAGCATTGCAGGAATAGAATCAGACTTGCCAGTTCCAGCTCCTGATATAAATCCTCCAGTTGCCATTTTCTTTTTAACTGACAGTCCGTAGTACCCAGCATCTCCTGTAATCTCATATGTAGATCCGTCTGACCCAACAAATGTTTGTCCAACATATCCATTCTTGCCAGGCTTAACTCCAGATTTTGCTAGCTCAGATGATTGTACAAACTGTCCAGTTGATTGATATTTAGTTCCTTTATTTAAAGTTAATGTAGTAGGAGTTACTCCAGTTTGTCCAAATTTTGATTTTGTAAAATATGCAAGAAGAGCAGCATCAGCTGTTTTTAATTCTTTATTACTATTTATTACTTCAGACAATGCAGATTTTCCAATACTTTCTATTCCAGTTGATTGTGTACGAAAATCATCTGCGTACGGAATACGTGGACCTTGTCCACCAATAGAATTTGCTATATCTTTAAACCCAAGTCCTTTTAATTTAGTTTGCAGATTAGCTAATTGTTTTTGATCAGGAGTACCGTTTGCAGCATTTAATGTTGCTGTAACCAATTCGTTTAAGGTAACTTGAAGTTCTGCTGCCTTTTTTAAACTAGCATCTGCTGAATCTGTTGCTTTTTTAATTGTTGCTTGAGATCCGTCAATCTTCTTTTGTAAGCCCTCAATAATTGCTTCTTGTGCTTTTATGTCTGCCGCTTCTTTATCCCTGATAGCATTTACTGCTAAATCTTTTTGTCTTGATGATGAAAGTGATTGAATATCTATTTGAGCCTGCGCTGCACCAGACATATCTCCAGAGGCAAGTCTTTCCTGATATTCAATTTGAAGCTTCTTTATTTGTAAATTATAATCTTCTGTTGAATTTTGTCTTTCAAGACCCTTTACTCTTGCGTCAGCCTCTTCTTTAATTTGATCAATAATTTTTTGATGTTTTTTAATTTGATCATCTAAATTTGTTTGAATTCTTTGCTGTGCTTTAACTGATTTATCTGAAGACCCAATAGTTGTTAGTCTTGTTATTTCATCTGCTATTGTTTTGTATTTACCGCCTACTAGATTTTGAGTTGCCAAGCCAACGGCTTTTGCGGCTAGGATAGACATTTCTGAGCTCATTGATTTTATATCAACATCTATGCCACTTAAATATAATTTCATTTTAGCAAAAGCACCCTGAATTGTATCTGATTTATTTACAATTAATCCCATTACTGCATTTTGTTTAGATAGAGCGTCTACGCCTTGTTGGTTTAGTTTATTGTTGCCCATCTGCTTATTGCTGATTGACTCCAGTGTTAAATTGAATGCTTCCGCTTCTGTTATTAATTTACCCTGTGCATCTTTAGTGCCAACTAATGATTTTTCTGCGGACTGTAAAGATGTTATTACTGTATCAAATGATAAAGAAAGTTGATCCGTATTACCTTCTTTTAATAATGCATTAAATGTTTTAACGGATTGTACTGCTGCGGTGGCCTTGTCTTTTATTGCAGCAAATCCACTATTTGCTATTGCTTGAACAGCTTGATTTGCTTTGTCTGAGACAGAGATCATTGCGTATATTTTCTTTGTAGCTTCTTCTGCTCCCATTCCACCAGCTACTAGTTGAGCCTTTAGCTGTTGTGCTTTAACTATTACTTCTCCTGGATCTGCCTTATTAAACATGCTTACATAATCTGGGAAGTCTTTTTCTATAGTTGTCTTTAATTCTTTAAGTTGTTTAATTGTTAAATTTAGACCAGGAACACCAGAAGCTTGAGTTGCAGCATAATACTCTTCAATGTTTGCTTTACTTAGCTTTGTTTGCTCAGCAAAATCTTTTAATTGATTTGTTAATGAATTATATTTAATACCCAATCTTTGTGCAGCATCTTCGCTTGGTCCAAAAGCTAAATTAATAATTTGACGATGTTCATTGATTTTGTCATTGACTGTTTTAACGGCGGCACCTATTGCCATTAATCCGCCTAATAATTTAACTGGTCCAGGTAGCATTACTATTGCATTGAGTGCTGACTTAAATCTTCCTAGTTTTGGAACTGTATCGTCTGCTACTTTTGATGTCCTTGAAAGCATTGCTGGAATCATCATAGATCCTGCCATGCCTCCTATCATTCCGCCCATATCTCCGCCAGCCATTGAGCCTAATGATTGACCGCCCATCCATCCAGCAGTTCCGCCAATCATTTGTATTGCAGTAGCGCCCAAAGCATATTTTCTAACAGGCATTTTTAAATTAGTAACGCCATTTTTAAATCCAAGCATTCTATCTATTGGATATCCTTGGTTCATTAATGTAATTGCATTTTGATTTCCAGATGTTGCAGTTTTTGTTACAACTGATTCTCCTGGTTCAAGAAGTGCTGGAATACTGTCTCCTCCGCCATAACCTGGTAGCTGTGAAACTCCATTTTTGAAAGGAGTTGGAATTAATCCTCTATTCCTCATATGTGGATCAGTTGCCAATTCATTTGTAACAGCTGTCATTTTTGGATGGAATCCAGATCTAATTGCTCTTCTTGATGAATCATTAACCATTTTGCCAAAAAGGGCTTCTGTTATATTTCCATTTTGTGCACGAACTTTTGCATTTAAAACTTGAGCTGCTTTTTGTGCAAGCAATCTAGCTTCAGATGCAGGAACTTTTTGATCTTTAAGAAATAATAATAAACTGACCATATCTTCTCCAGATACGTCCCTAAAGTCAGCTGCTGTAGCGGTGCCATCTCTAAGCCCCTCATTAAAACCTTTTCTGTTTTTAATAAATTGAGTTGGCAATACCTGAAGAGACTCTTTGCTTCCAACAGATTTTGATAATTCTAAATTATAATCTGAGTACTGATCTTTACTTATAACTCCACTAGATCCTTTTGAAGATAAAGATTTAGTTCTTCTTAAAAAGCCAGGAACCATTGCATGAATTAAATACTCATCATCTTTTCCAGGTAATTTTTTTGTGGGGGTTATTCCATATGCTTGATACGCTGGATCCTTATAAATTGCTGAACTTCTTTTATATATTTCTCCATACGATAGCCCAGCTCCAGACTCTGCACCAACTCTAGGAGATCTATTTGAAGTTGATTTTACTCCACCAATCATACGTGATCTTTCGGCAAATTTTCTTAGATATTGAGCTGCTTGTTTTGCAACTCTTGGGTTGGCAAATTTTGGAAGATTGGCTCCAAGTGCCGCAACTCCGCCAGCAAACTTTTTAGGCATTGTTGTTTCTGTTGAGTACCCGCCTCCCCAAGTTCTTACTCCTAATGTTTTAGCAATTTTATCAAGAATTCCAGATGCTTTTCTATTTGGTCTAAATATTTCTTTAATATTTGATTTTCCAGTATTACTTACAATAGGCTGATTAACTAAAGGAACCTGAGTTAAGTTTGCAGTTCTTCCTAATCCTGCTGCTACTTGTGATGTTGTTTGAGCCATCAATCTTTCTAGTTCAGCATTAACTGCAATAATTTTTATACGAGCCGCATCTACTGTTATTTTACCAGACTGAAGCTCTCTAACAATTGCTGCTGACTCTGTTGCTGCATTCGATGTTAGTTTTGTCATTGCTGGTAGAAGTTGACTAAATGTACTGTTTATTTCTGCGCTGAATGTTCCAGTTCTAGCAATTTCTTTTTTAAGCGCAGCAACTTCTTGTTTTGTCATCATAGACAAAGAACCCATCATAGCATGCCATTTGGCCGCTTCTCCTGCAACAATTCCAGTTGAAACTTTATTAACAGTTGTTAAACCTTCATACTGTGGGAAATTGTCTCCCATAAATATTTGTGGCACAGCCCCTATTTTTTGATTTACAGGAATTGGTGCTGGTGTAACTGAGTGAATAGTTTGTGAATCTCTTTGTGATTGAGACATGCCAGATCTTGGGTTATGATGTGCTGCCGCTCTAGTTCCTGGTTTTCCAACAAGTGGGTGCGATGGGTTTACGCTTCCAGCTAATATTGTTGTTCCACCAACAGTTGATACTGCTGGATTTACTGCTACTGCGGCTGACATTGCTCTTTGTTCTAATGTTCCAAATTCTGCAGACAAAGATGCTATTGCCTGTTTTAATATAGCGGCTGCTTTTGCATCGCTATAAAATGTTTGCTCAACTAAATTGCCAGCTTTTTGTGCTGCAAGTATTTCTGGTGTTAGTAGCTTCCATCCTTCTCCGCCTTTAAAGAAAGCTCTAAAATGTGAAGCACCTTTAATAATATATCCAAAAAAGTTTCCAAGTACACCAGTTAACATAATTAGTGGACCAGCTGCGGCTGTAATCATTCCTAAAAATCCTAATGCTTGCTTAATTGGATTTGGTAATGACTGTGCAAATTTTAATATACCATCAACAAAATTAATCAATGTAGTATTAATTTTTAAGAACTGTTCTCCAATACCAGCAAGATCGGCTTTAAGGCCTTCTATTGCTCTACGGTATTTACCAGATGCAGATTCTGTAACCATTGATAATTCTCGACCAGCAATATTTGATAAATCTTGAGAACTTGCTTTCATTAAATCCATTACTTGTAAAGTTTGACTTCCTTGTTTGCCAAGGTTTTCAAACAAAGCATTCATACGGGCAAATTGAAATTTACCAAATAACTGCTCTAAAGCTTGTTGTTTTTGTAATGGGTTCAATGTTTCTAATGCTGACTGTAGCTCTAATATAGTTGCTGTTGTGTCTCCTGCATTTCTTTGAACTATATCTGTTAAAGATATTCCAAACCCTTCAAACATTCCTTTTGCAACTTTTGTTGGGTTAATTAAAGAAGCTAAACCAGATTTTAGTGCGTTTGCTCCTTCAGAGGCAGATATTCCACCTTCACGCATAGCTGTTAAATAAAGAGCTAAATCTTTTACGTCTCCACCAAGACCTTTAACAATTGGTCCTGCTTTAGGAATTGCTTCTACTAAATCATTAAGTGTTGTTGATGTCTGGTTTTCAACTGCGTTAAGAAAGTTAATTGATTCAGATAGCTGCTCTGTATTTTGTTTAAATGCTGTTTGAATTGCAAGTGTTGCTTTCATTGCATCTTGTCTGTCAACTTCACCAAGTATTGCAAGACGACTTGTTTCTCTAACAGATCCTAATAATTCATTCCCTTGTTTTCCAGTAGCAGCAATATCGGCAGCTAATGCAATTGTATCTGAAAATGAACGCCCATAAGCCTTTGATATTTCGGTTGCAGTTTTTATTACATCTTGTCTTACTTTACCAAGTTCTTGTGAAGAAGTTGCTGCAATACCTCCGTAAACTTTTGTCAATCTAACAAGTTCTTGGTCAGCTACTTTAAATGCATCTGCGGAAGCTTTTCCAAATGCTGCAATTGGCACTGTTAGTCCTACTGTTAATTGTCGTCCAGCCCACTGTGTATTTTTACCCCAGTTAATTAATTGACCAGCACCTTCTTGAATAACCTTATTCATGATCATTAATTCTTGTTTTGCTATTGCTGTTTTATTTTTAACTACATCTAAGCCTCTTGGTATATGCACGTTATACTGCATAAGACCTTCAGCATTTCTTCCCAATGGTTGAAGAATTGAATTTTGTAATTGTACTTGTTGTTTAGCTAAATCTCTTATCAATCCGCCGTTTGTTTTTACATGCTGTGAGTAAGTTTGAAAAAACTTACCAAGCTTCATCTGGCCTTTATCTAATTGGGAGCCAAATTTTTCTACGTCTGAACTTAGACTAACAAAGTGTGTTGAGAATTGACCTGTGCTTCGCATTGTTTCTGCAAAGGATCTATTCATTACAGCAACTTGTGCCGCTAATGTTTTATTGGTTGCTTGTAGTTTGTCTTGTAAACCTGTTAAGGCTGAAGATACCTTATTAAGATCTGTAATAAGATTTGAGAAATCAGATTTAGCAACTATGTTCGTTACTATTTGTTCTTCAGCCATTAACTATATTCTACCCCTTAGAGTATCCTAACCCTGCCCCAATACCAAATCCTTGCTGTGCTGCAAGTGGGCCTTGTAAAGAAACTATATCATCTCCTGATGCATCTATTCCTAAAGCCCTTCTTTGAATATCTTCGAAGGTTGGACCTTCTGTTTTTTCTTCTCCATTTAGGTTTACACCTTGTAGAGAAGCCAAGAATTTTCTTTTTTCTTCTTCAGTCTTTTGCATAGACTTAAATGTTTGTATTAACTCTGGCATTGAAAGACTTTCTTCTAGTTCTTCGTAATTTTTCCAATTACCTAAAAGAAAAACTTCTCCTAGCAAAGCGGCTAAATCTAGTTCTGACCAGCCAGAACCGCTGCCGCTAGAAGGTTTGGGTCGTCAAGCTTGATCCCTCCGCAAACGTCAAGAATGCGATTGATTGTTGGCATGTCCAAAGCTTCTTCTAGTAAATCTTTATTTGCTACCAAATCTGGTAACTGTGACTGTATTGCAATTCCACATGCGTTAATTAGAATTGTTAATGTTTCTTCTTCATTTTCTGCCGATTGTGTTTTTTGAATCTCTGCCATAAACAGGCGTAGTGCCTTAATGCTTAGTGGCTTTAATTTAATCTTTGAACCATTTTGCAGCTCAATTTCTTCTACATTGTATACGGTTGTAGCCAATTTATCCTCCTAGGATTGTCTAAATTATTATAACATATAGGCATTATCACTACAAATAGAAAGACCCCCAAATCAATGGGGGTCTCTATAATTTAATTAAATTAAATTAAGCTACTGTTAATGTACGGTCAATAATCTTACCGTATTCTTGACCAGAGTATGCTGAATCTGGAAGAAGACGGAATGTTACTGGGAATGTTGTTGCTTGGGTACGAGCCAAAGAAAACTGTGACTGTTGTACTGACAAAACACGACGTCCATAGTAAATACGCTCAGCTTTTGCGGCATCTGCTGTAGGTGCTTGACCTACGGCAATTAGCTGACGCTCTGTTGGTGCAATACCAAGAGCTCCTGCTTCAAGACCGATTGTTTCTGTCTTTGTATTTCCTGAGCCTACTGCTGTTGGTTCTCCAGCCTGTCCGAAAACTACTAGAACGTTTTCTAGTGTTCCTTCGGCCATTTCTGTTGCAATCATAACCTCCATCGCAGATTTGAACAGCTTAGCTGTATCAAGTAGCTGATCTACTGTTACTGAATCGTATGTTGGATTATAAGTGATTTGAAGACCGTTGTTGGTAAAACCAACGTTACGATACTTTGAACCATTTAAAGCGTTTAATGTTGTTGTGTATGAAACTCCAGGTGCAAAAGCAGCTGCTGCTACTGATCCTGGTTCTTGTACTACATAACCTGACTGTGTTGAGTCCTTCTCAGAAATGAAAAGTGGTGATGCACCTACAAGAATATTTTTGGCATTGTTAAATGACATTTACTACCTCCTGTATTTCAATATATATATATATTTAAATCCTAAAATCAAGCTGGCTAGGCTTCTTTCCTCGTATCCAATTATACGGAACAAGTTGACTAAAAGCAACCTATAAGAATCTTCCTGCCTGGTTTGTTATTCTAGAGTATTTAACCTCTAATGTTATATCTGCTGAAAGGAACCCCTGGAGCTCTTGAGAAGGTGCCGTTGGGGATATATCTGCTATAAATATACTATGAAATTTAAATTTATCATTTATGTTATCTGATTTATTTATGTCTCCAGCAGAGTCGTCCATACGTCTAAATAGGTCTGTCATTAGATTTCGAATTTCTGATATTTCAGAGACATCTGTAGAGTAAACAGTAAATAGTATTTGCTCACAACATATTAGCCAATTTTCTTCATACGATAATCCAACCTTGTCATATACAATATGCTTTTTCCCGCTTAAAAATTGATTCATTTCTGGGGACTGTTGAACTGGGATAATAGGGATTATGACGTCTCCAAGAGAATCGCTATAATACTCTTCTGGATCGAAGACATTATACGAGCATAGGTTTTCCCATAAATACTTTCTAATTTCAAACATGGCGTCTAATTTATAATTGGCTGTCATATCATTGCACCCCCAAATGATTGTTCTACTGCTGAGTCCGCCATAGATCTAATTGAGTTTGGAGAGAATGAATATTGAACTCTTTTAATTGGAGCAGGTATTTTTAATGCCTTGGAAATTTCTGAATTAAATATCTGTTGAAATCCAGATTTTCTAATAGCGTTATTTACTAAATTACCACTAAAGAATCTTGAATAATATAATGTAAATTGATTTTTAACACTAGGTCCTCCTGGCCTTTTAACGGTCACTGAGGCCCCTATTGGCATAAAGACTGTTCTACCATTAGATTCAAATACTAGCCTCTCAGAATGGCGTGGAGCAATTATTAGGGGCATGCCTGCTTCCATCACGGACGCTTTATTAACAAAAACATGCTTTCTATTATTTTCTGGAGATGGGACAAATGATTTAGATGGCTGTAACTCATAATTTACCTTAAATGAAATACCATCGCCATCAATTGTTTTTAATTTAAATAGCCTAGCATTTTTATTTCCAGCCTTTTGCCACTCATAGACATGGTGTAATGATTTTGGCTTTGATCTAGCTTGAGCATCTATGTGTTCTCCAAAATCTTTATTTATCTGTGTAAAGATTGTTTTCTTAAATGCATTTTTAAATCTTTTGCTCTTACTAAATTTAGCTATAACATTAGCTTCATAATATAAAGCCGCTGATATTTGCGCTACATTACTGTCTCTGATTAAGGAGTCTTTAGGTTGACCGTGCATTAACCGCTCTAGTCCAGAAGCGGCCTGCAATAACATTACGTTAGATTCCAATTTGCTGGTTCTCCGATCTTTTTAGTACGGCACTCCAAGCAAGTACATCTCCAAATGGATCTGTCATTGGGGTTACTCCGACTACTTCAAATACGGTTGGGGTATCATTAGGGTAATCTAATTCTGTCCAAATATTTTCGCCATTCCCTGTTCTAATATTTGTTATTTTTTCTCTAATTGATAGCTTTGAGTTTGTTCTAACTTCTATAACTTGAACGTTTTCGTATTTAGTTCCAAGAACTTGCCTGTCACCACTTCGTGCTGTGGCTGTGTTACTAATAACGCCTTTTGCATAACAAGAAACTGTTTTTATATAGCTCCACTCTTTTTTGATTGCCCCAGTAGATACGTCTTGAGAGTCCGATTGCTTGTAGACATCCATAAGCATAGAAAACGAAGCATCTACTACTCGAAACATCAAATTACCATTAATTGAGTTAATACATATGGAAGAAGTATTTGGTCTACGTATACATTTCCTGTTCCACGATATGCCTCTGCATTGTACTCAAACTTCCAATCAAATGACTGAACATTGTTTACGTATTTTGCTCTCCAAATAGAGTCTTTAGAAAAATAATCTTTCATTAATTCTATACATGCTATTTCAATATCATCTGGTACGTTGTCCCATCCATATCTTCCTTGCACACGATATCTGTAGTCTTTAATAAAGACTCCGTAACCATAATCGTTGATGGATGGAGGAACCATTCCGTTTGCTGTGTAGACTGTATTGTCCAGCATTTCTGCTCTGTTAATTCTTATTCCAAAACCAGATTCTGTTACTTGAGTTGAATAATTCCAATTATTTATTTGATTAATAGTATCTACTAGTAAGATATCATTTGAATATAGTTTATGTAATGTGTTTAATTTAAAAGGTAATGGGAGGATGTCTGAGCCCGAACCGTAGGCAATTTGAACATCATCGTATAGACAAAACTTTTGGCCCGTATGGTTTTCTATTACTTTTCGTGCATACTTTTCTGCCATTACCAGTTCGTGATATGTTTTATAGTTAGGATCAGATGAATCAGTTCCAAAACCCATATCCTCAATCGCTTCTGCTAGATTGCAATATGGCTGTACCACATCAACATACGTTGCATGGCTTTGAGATTGACTATTTATTTGATATGCCCAATTAACCTTAAACTTTTTTATTCTATTAGTTAAATTATATGGAATATTTATTTTATATGAACCATTATCAGTTTCTATTTTTGTTGCCTGAATAGAAAGAACTGGGGTTGCTGGATTTACTGCTGGTGATACGGCAGGATCTTCTGTAATATCATAAACTGTAGCCATGACGTAATCACTGTCTGCATTTATGATTTCGCCACCAAAAATTATTTTTGTTGCTGTTGGTGAATTACTATTTATGTATACTTCTGCCATATTAAAGGTTTAAATTAGTTG